CCCATGTCGTCTTCGAACATGTTACGAGCTTCGTCTTCATATTTGTTTCCGTGTTCCATAGCAAAGTTTGTTTCTATTTTAGTAACACCATTCTTTACATTCCATAAAGCTAATGGTGTCTTTGGGTCCCACTTGGAACCTCCTAATAATGCACCAACTTCTGATGCCATTCCACATTTGCTACGTACATCTAACCATTCTTGTGACCCTTGTGGTAGGTCTTTATCTTTAATTATTTTCATTGAACATTTCCTTTAGTTTAAGTTTATTGAATTCATCAAGCCAATCCTCTCCGGGAGTGGGTGATATCAGTACCTCTACATCTATTGCTTTGGCAGCTAGCCTCTCAGCCAGTTGGTAAGCAGACTTCTGACCGACATATGTTTTGTCATTGTCAGCGTATATCTTAACACATTCTATGTCAGCTGGTGGTTCAAAGGTTGCCATACAGTGTGCATTCATTACAGAAAAGGCAGGTAGCTTAGAGATTTGGCTCGCAGCTAGTGCAGTTTCTATACCTTCAGCTAAGCATATAGTACCTTCGTGTTCGTGAAGTCTAATTGCAGCACCAGTTATTGTACCTTTAGGTGGCATTATCTTTCTTGATGTGCAGCCTTTAAGTTTCCTGCCGTTTTGTGTATATGTTAAATGCCATGATACCCCAACACCTTTTGCATCTTGTATTAAACCCATCATGGTAGGGAATGGTCCAAGCTTAGCACCATGTTCCCATGTATATAGTTGAGCTTCTTTAAGTGTCTCTGGGTATTCAGACAGTCCACGCAGGGTTAGATAGTTATCTATATCGCCATTGTGTTTTACTTGTGTTGACATCTTGGCTACCTTACGTAGTGCAGGTGTCGGGTCTTTCTTTGGTTTAGCTGGTTGGAATGTTGTGTGATCTATGATAGGTCTTATAGCATCTAAACAATCTGTAAAGCTCCAGCCGTGTACTTTCTGTAATAGTTCGAAACCATCGCCAGCACCACAAGAGTTACAGTAGTATGTGCCACGACCATCTTTATCATCGAACCTAAATCTGTCTGTCCCTTCCATACATATTGGACAAGGACCATGTTTATTCTGTAGGTATTGTCTATCTATCCCTAATGAGGATAGCACGCCATACCATTTACCTGTTACATCTAGTTTATTGTTCATGTTATTCCTTTTATTTATTATATTTACTTTTTCTCTTCTTTATTTGTAAGTGTCTAATGTAACTTGTACACTCACTACTTGGTTTAATTGCTTCAATGTTTCCAAACTCTGGAAAGTTATTGAATCTTGCTTTGTAAGTATGATAAGCCCATCCCGGTTTATAGTTGTGTATCTTACAGTATCCTAATAGCATACTATAAAATTCCTTTCTAAACTCTGGAGCATAGCTTAGTTTCTTCTTGACAGTCTTGGTTTTCTTATCGACAAACCCTAACTCTTTATCAAGTACCGCTACATACTTTGATTTCTTTAATTGCACATGCCCACACTTGCTGCATATGTTTGAGCCAGAGAACATAGAGAAGCAACCCTCACATATTATTTGGGCTTCTTCTTTAGGCTTAGCTAGCTTTCTTTCTTTAATTGTCATTGGTTTCTTGGGATCAAGAGCCCATTCAATATCATCTTCTACAAATCCGTGCGTGTATACAGCACCAGAATGGTCTATGATAGTAGCTTTTTCTTTACCCTCATAAGGTCTAAGAACTCTGCCAACCATTTGAATATACATGCCTAACGATTTAGTTGGTCGGGCAAGTACACAAACTTCAGCTGGGGGGCAGTCAAATCCCTCAGTCAACACCATGCAATTACAAATTATTTTCATATTGCCATTGTTGAATTCGTCTAGGACTCGTTCTCTTTCAGCATGATCTGTAGAGCCATCTATATGGGCAGCTTTAATCCCCATATCTATAAAAGATTCTGCAAGGTTCTTGCTGTGAGCTACTGAAGATGCAAACACGATAGTCTTTTTATTGTTTGCTATCTTATTCCATGATGATACTATATCCCCTATTAGCTTGGGATGGTCCATCCTTTCTGCTAATTGTACGGAGTTGTAATCTCCCATAGATGTTTGAATACCATTAAGGTCTGGAATAGTTGGTGCGTAATACTCGCAGCCAACTAAGTGTCTTTCTTTTATTAGCTCACCAATTGATGGAGCTTGAACCATATCTGAAAAGATATGACCAAGACCTCTACCATCAGAACGTATAGGTGTAGCAGTCAATCCTAAGACTTGACTTTGACCATACATTCTAATAATTTTTAAGTAAGTATTACTTAAGCATCTGTGAGCCTCGTCAATAATTATTAAGTCTGCCTTTGGCAGAGCCTCTTTCTTATTTGTTATTGACCGTGACCTTAATGTATCTATAGAAGCTACTTGTGTCTTATGCCAGAACTCTGAGTGTTCGCCTGCCATAATGATTCCGTGTCTTACGCCTTCATCAGTTAATTTATTAGAGCATTGTGTTATTAATTCTCTTCTGTGTGCTAGGAATAATACACTTTTGTTTTCTTTTATTGAATGATTTACAAAAGCAGAAGCCATGACAGTTTTGCCAGAGCCAGTAGCTGCTTGTAGTAGTATGTTCTTGTTTCCTTTTCTTTGAGACCGAATGATATTATTAAGTGTATCTTTTTGATATTGTCTTAATGCCATTCATTGCTCCTTATTAATGAGCCTTTTAAAGTCATGCTCAGGACGCTCACTAAGGATTATTTAAAACGGAATGTTCTCGTCATCATCAGCGGTTTCTGTAATTTCAGCAGTTGGTCTTTCAAGATAAGTAAACTCATCTCCTCCAGCTCCGCCTTCATACTCTACTAGTTCCATGACCTGTACACCTACGAGTGTAGCAGCTATGCCACTTTTTCCAGCGTACTCCCATGGTCTTTCCATGTATTGTACGTTGCATAATGAACCATTACCTATGTTTGTATCGCCTAGATTGTCACCGTATTTATCTTTAACAAATGGTGCAGATATTTCATTCTTTTCCATGACTCCTGTGATAGGATTCTTTTTGTTAAAGTGTGTGTTACGTTTTATTTTTACAAATGGTGTACCATCTTCAGGATCGAAGCGTTCTTTCTGTGCTAATCCTCTGGCTACCCATTCTTTAGATTGCTCTGCAGTTACATGACAGTCTATTGTCCATTCTGTATCTTCAGAAGCATACTTGTTAGCAGGGTTGTTTCCAACTCTAGCCCATTTTACTTTTACATTATTTAGTATCATAAGGTTTCCTTATTACTAGTTATAAATGGTGAGGGTTGCTCACCGCCTTAAGTATCTACCAAGGTAGATGACTTGTTCTTTACACAAGCTCGTAGAGCTTGAAAAAAAGAGCCATACATTCTGAGGAGGTGTGGTAGTTTCAGAGTGTATGGCGTTATCATTTGTTGCACAACTACCACATAGTGCAACATAAATTTTTTGTTACTTTTCCTTAAGGGGGACACCCGAGATTTGTTCTTCTTGTTCTATGAGTTTATCTAAGAACCATCTGGCTTTCTTTAAATCACACACCCCGTCTTTAAATCTCCAGCGTGCAATATATTTTTGTACTGTTCCAGTAAGGTAATCCATTTTCTGATCAAGTATAAAATCTATAACTTCTATTTTACCTTGTTGATAGTGTGGTGGGTTAATTTTATCTGGTTTATCTGATGGTCTGTCTTCATTCCATCTTACTTTTATTTCTTTTTCCTTCATTGTATTTTCCTTATCTCCATGGTGATTCATCTTCAGTACTTCCATCTGGATAGTACCATACTCCTTCCATTCCATATATAGGTGCGTGTCCATCTCCGCCTAGTATTTCATACATACTTAGTTCTTTTCTTCTGCTTTCTTTTCTACAGTAGTCAGAACAATATTTATCTGTTTTTCTGTAGGGTTTGTATTCGTATGCACATATTTCACAGCGTATTCCTGTTCCTTCTTTTTGTCTGTTCATTGTATTTTCCTCACTTGTAATGCAGTATCTGTTATTAAATGTTTCTTGATTAGATATGCTCGTTTGTAGTATGGATCACCGGGTCCTTTAAATCTAACAGGTTGCAAATTATTCTTTGCTATGACTTCAAATAAAATTCCTGGTGTTGTTACTATTACTTCTGCACCTGTATGAAATACCCATCGATACGCTTTAGTAGTTGAGAGTGCAGAGGGTTTATCGTTGTATTCTATTTCAACTACAAGGTTTCCAGTCTTTCGGGACATTGGATCATATTTAACTTCAACTCCTTTGTCATCGCAGGGTATGTGTATATCCCATTCTTTACAGTATCCTTCAACTAAGTAAGCGTCATCGTATTTCTTTTTAACCCATACTAATATTTCTTTTTCTATTCTTTGACCTCGTTCAA